TTATGAACTTAACAGCCACGGCATTAAGTTCCAGCGATACCTTTATCAATCATCCACAGGTAGGCGGCCCGAGTGGTAGTTATACACAACCACAGACACCCTACAGCGGAGGTAGCCGTTTTAGCCATGCGCAGAACGAAGCAGTTATTGATGCAGAACATGTGGTCCATATATCACTTACAGAAGGTCTAGACTTAAATTGGCCATTTGGTAACAGTGTATTAGAAAGTATTTTTAAGATCTTTAAACAAAAAGAACTACTTGAAGACGCTATCATTATCTATCGTATACAACGTGCTCCGGAACGCCGTATCTTTAAGATTGACGTAGGTAACATGCCAACACACATGGCCATGGCCTATGTCGACCGTGTTAAAAATGAAATCCATCAACGCAGGATTCCTACACAAACCGGTGGTGGACAAAACATGATGGATGCTACATATAATCCATTATCAACTAACGAAGACTACTTTTTCCCTGTGACAGCAGAAGGACGTGGTTCCAGCGTTGAAGTGTTTCCGGGTGGTACTAATCTAGGTGAAATTACCGACTTACGATACTTTACTAATAAGATGTTCCGTGGTCTACGTATTCCTAGTAGTTATTTGCCGACAGGTGTAGATGAAAGCGAACGTGGGTACAGCGATGGTAAAACAACTACAGCATTGATCCAAGAGTGGCGATTTAATCAATATTGTATCAGATTACAAACTCTAATTGTGGACAAACTAGATCAAGAGTTTAAGATGTTCATGCGTTGGAGAGGTATCAACATTGACAATAATTTGTTTGATCTACGTTTCAACGAACCGCAGAACTTTGCCAAATATCGTCAAGCAGAAGTAGATCAGGTGCGTATCACTACATTTACACAATTAGAACCAATTCCTTATCTAAGTAAACGTTTTCTACTAGAACGCTACCTAGATCTCAGCGAAGAAGAAATGACTCGCAATGATGAACTATGGGCGCAAGAAAACGGCACAGTTCAAGACACAGAATTACCTGATGCTGGACTGCGTGCTGTAGGTGTTACTAACGCTGGTATACAACAAGATCTTGAGTCTGTAGAACCAATCGAAACTACGCCTGGCGCTGTTCCTGGTGCAGGTCCTGAAAGTGTTGGTGCTCCTGCTAGTCAGCCTGCCGCAGGTGCTGGTGCACCCGGTGGTGGTCTAGGTTTATAGGCTTTTTGGTAAATACTCTTATGAACATCTTAGAAATTTTTGAACCTACTCCTGCAGGCTATGCCACAGAAAAAGACGACAATTCTGCGGTAAAACTCAGCGATTTACGTAAAACCAAATTGACTCTAAAACAGTTAAATCGCCTAAGAATCATGAACGACGTTCGTAAATTAGAGCACGAAAAGAAGATCGAAACAGTGCAAACCCAGTACAAAGCTCCCGCAGCAGAAGTACCAATGATGTAGTTATCCGCCAAAACGATTCAAAAACATAGCATTTAACCCCCTTTTGTAACAAATCTGTTAAATATATAAACATAATACATTTCAATTGAGTATTAGTCCGGATTAATATTAATTTTTAAGGAGTTCATAATGAACAACAAATACGAACAATTAGTCGAATTCATCATTAACGATGAAACAGACAAAGCTCGTGAACTTTTCCACCAAATCGTAGTAGAAAAATCACGTGATATTTACGAAAACCTAGTAGCAGAAGAAGACCTAGACGAAGTTGGTGGCAACGAAGTTGAAGACCTAGTAGACGAAGTTAGCCTAGATGAAGAAGGTATCTCTGAAGAAGAAGAAGGCGAAGAAGGTGCTGAAGAACTAGCTGGCGCTGAAGAAGCTGAACTAGGTGCTGAAGAAGGTGATACAGAAGAATTAGAAGATCGCGTAGTTGATCTTGAATCTGCATTAGACGAATTAAAAGCGGAATTTGACGCATTAATGGCTGGTGAAGAACACGAAGAGCATGAAATGCCAGGTATCCACGGCGACGAGGGTGCTGAAGAAGTTGGTGCAGAAGAAGGCCCAGAAGAATTTTACGAAGCTGAAGACAAAGAAGAAGACGACGAAGAAGAAGATGAAGAAGTTGATGAATCTATCGTACGTGAATATGTTGAAAAAGTAGCTACACCAGCAAACACAGAAGGTGCAGCAGTTGGTACAGGTAAAAGCGTAGCGATCAACAAAAAATCAACAGTAGCTGGTAAAAATGACATGGGTGGCAAAGCAGTTAACGTAACAGCTGGTGGTACAGCTAACCAAGACGGTAATCGTCCACAAGCTGGCGAAAAACCAAAAGGTCAATTAGTTAATGATCCTCTTAACAAACCAGGTGCTAATGCTGGTAAAGCATTTGCTAAAAAAGAAACAGCAGTTAATAAAGAAGAAGGCGCAGTTAATAAAACAGCACCAGTAGCAAAATAATTAGGAAACTATAATGGCTTTATATCTTAAAGAGAACTTGACATTTGACGCAGCCCGCATGGAAGTTATTACTGAAGGCACAGCTGACGGCAAAGGTAAGAATCTTTACATGAAAGGTATATTCATCCAAGGTGGCGTTAAAAACCACAATGAGCGTGTATATCCTGTAAATGAGATTGAAAAAGCTGTTAGCACACTAAATGAACAAATCAAGGGTGGTTACAGCGTCTTAGGCGAAGTTGATCACCCTGATGATTTGAAAATTAATTTAGATCGCGTTTCACATCTGATTACAGACATGTGGATGGATGGTCCTAATGGTTTTGGTAAATTAAAGGTTCTTCCTACTCCGATGGGATTGTTGGTAACAACAATGTTGGAGTCAGGAGTAAAACTTGGTGTTAGCTCTCGTGGTAGCGGCAACGTGAATGAGACTGACGGCAAAGTAAGTGACTTTGAAATAGTCACAGTAGATGTAGTTGCGCAACCAAGCGCACCAAATGCATATCCAACAGCGATTTACGAAGGACTGATGAATATGCGTGGTGGCAGTAAGGTATTCGAAATGGCTAAAGAGGCCAGCGCAGATCAAAAAGTACAGAAATATCTAAGAGAAGCCGTAAAAGGCCTTATCAAAGATCTTAAAATTAAATAGGAGATCGTAATGTTAGATGCTATCAAACCATTGTTAGATAGTGGTATCATTAACGAAGAAACTCAATCAGCTTTAAATGAAGCTTGGGAATCTAAGTTAAATGAAGCACGTGACACTATTCGCGCTGAATTGCGTGAAGAGTTCGCCGGCCGCTATGAGCACGACAAAAATGTAATGGTTGAAGCTCTAGACAAGATGGTTACTGAAAGTCTCACCGCTGAACTCAAAGAGTTTGCCGAAGAGAAACAGGCTCTTACTGAAGACCGAGTGAAATTTAAACGTCATATGGTTGAAAGTGCTGGTAAGTTTAATGACTTCATGGTTACTAAACTTGCTGAAGAGATCAAAGAGTTACGTCAAGATAAGAAAGTTCAAAGTGAAGCAGTTGCTAAACTAGAAAAATTTGTTATCCATGCCTTAGCTGAAGAGATCAAAGAGTTTGATCAAGACAAGCAAGCTGTTGTTGAAACTAAAGTTAAACTAGTAGCAGAAGCTAAATCAAAACTAGCTGAACTACAAGGTGCTTTTGTTAAACGCAGTGCTAAACTTGTTAAAGAAGCAGTAGCACAAAATCTAGGCTCAGAATTGGCACAACTAAAAGAAGACATTCAAACTGCTCGTGAGAACATGTTCGGACGTCGTCTATTTGAAGCATTCGCTACAGAATTTGCTGGTACTCATTTAAATGAGAACAAGGAAATTGCTAAACTTCAAGCAGAACTAGCTGAAAAAGAGCAAGTTGTTGCTGAAAGCCAAAAAGCGGTTGCAGAAAAAGAAGCATTAGTTGAGTCTAAGAACCGTGAAGTTCGAATGATCCAAGACGGTATCGCTCGTAAAGAGAAACTTGATGGATTACTAAAAACATTAAACAAAGAGAAAGCTGAAGTAATGAGCAGCCTACTCGAGAGTGTGCAGACAGAAAGACTACAAACTGCATATGAAAAGTATCTACCAGCAGTTCTAAACAACACTCCAACAGCAAAAGCTGACAAGGCGATGCTAAGTGAGTCAAGAGTAGAAGTGACAGGTGATAAATCTGCTAAAACCAACGTAGAATCCGAAACAAATGTTATCGAAATTCGTCGTTTAGCAGGGCTAAAATAGTAGTAATTTTTTT